CATATGCGGCCGGTCCTTCCTATCAGGACGTGCCGAGTTACGAGCCGCTACTCGCCTACAGATTTCAATGCCTTCGGGTGTAATCCGGTAGTTGCGACTGTCGTCAACAGTAAGCCACCCATTCTTAACCAGCTTTAACGCGGCTTGATGCCATGTATCTTTGCGCATGTCTTTGTGACGAAACTCCGAGTGCTGTTCGTACGTAAATGTTGCTGGCTTGTTGTCTCGTTCCCACCAACGCTCATAGAATCGTGCATACGTCAGGATGAAATGACCAGTTGACATGTAGCCCAACATTGTGTATGGGACGTTATAGTCAGGGAAACGTTCTGAGTGACTAACTTTTGAAGACATACCGTCATCATAGGTGAGTCAAACAAAAACGGCAAGTAGCTCAGCTGGACAGAGCAACGGACTTCTAATCCGAAGGTCGCAGGTTCGAATCCTGCCTTGCCGGCCACAGGCAAAACTGGTATAACTAGTACATGTCCTTTTACAGGCGCTTTGCAATCATCGCCATCATCTGGTGGATTAGTGCAATAATCCTGCTTGTACTAAGCCTTTAACGGGTTGCTAACTCAATTGGCAGAGTAACGGGCTTTTAACCCGCAGGTTCTGGGTTCGAGTCCCAGGCAACCCACAATGTCGCGTACTATTGACGTATGAGTGACACGCCGGAGATGCTGTACGGAGACATTCCGTTTTATAGAGCAACAAGAGAGCCGTGCATCATATGCGGGCATGCCACGGGTGATTGCACGGGTGACACAACACATGAAGTGCGCATATTCGGCGTTCATCACAGCACGTCTACAACTACAGACAAGACCGAGATTCTCGTAGAAGAAGACATCGTCGAAGAGACGCAAATCACTCCGTTCACAAAGGCGAAGATTCTTGTGGCTCGCAAGGGAACGTATGTCTCTGTTGCTAGGGCAAAAGAGTTAGGGATTATTTAGCCTTTACACGCCCGACACATCGATGTACAATCGTTGTTCACCAACAACCACATGAGAGGTTTTTATGTCCTTACTTTCCGACGACTTCATCGCCCAATACGCAACCCAAACACCGCCATGGGGGTTCGGTGGTCTTGGAGAAATTGTCTTCTTGCGCACCTATAGCCGCCCTGTTCCTGGAACAAATCGCAATGAATCATTCATTGAAACAATCAAGCGAGTAATCGATGGCGCTGTAGAGGTTGGCGTTCCATACACGCAAGAGGAAGCAGAAACTCTTTTTGACCACATGTTTAATCTTCGCTGCTTGTTCTCCGGCCGCGCATTGTGGCAGCTTGGAACACCACTGGTTAAGAAGTTCAACGCAACGTCTTTGAACAACTGCTACTTCACCAACATCGAGAAGGTTGAAGACTTCGAACTCATCTTTGATTACCTCATGCTTGGAGGGGGAGTTGGCTTCTCTGTAGAGCGTTCAAAGATTCATGAACTTCCAAAGGTTAAGTCGGGCGTGTCCATTGCACATGAGCGCAGCAACGATGCAGACATCATTGTTCCAGACTCACGTCAAGGATGGCGTCGCCTTCTTCATAGCGTATTGAAGTCTTACTTCGATACGGGTAAGTCTTTCTCATACTCCACAATTCTGGTTCGCGAATTTGGAGCACCACTCAATACGTTTGGTGGAACAGCAAGCGGACCTGGCGCGCTCATCGACGGCATCACCGACATATGCAAAGTGATGGACAATCGTATTGGAAAGAAGCTTCGTTCTATCGATGTTCTTGACATCTGCAACATCATTGGAAAGATTGTCGTATCGGGTTCTTCTCGTCGCTCTGCGCAGATTGCAATCGGCGACCCAGACGACGTTCTGTTCTTGCGTGCAAAGAACTGGGCAACAGGAAATGTTCCTGCATACCGAGCAAACTCAAACAACAGCATCTATGCAGACCACTTCGATGAAATACAGCCAGAACTGTGGAAGGGCTATGACGGCTCGGGTGAGCCATACGGGCTTGTTAATCGTCGTCTTGCACGTAAGTTTGGACGTCTTGGCGAAGTTCGTCACGACAACTCAATCGAAGGCTTCAACCCATGTGCAGAGATTGGCCTTGCAGATGGAGAGTCGTGCAACCTTGCGACAGTGTTCCTTCCGAACATTACCTCGCTTGAGCAGTTCCAAGAAATAAGCATCTTGTTATACAAGACGCAAAAGAACATCACACGCATGGAGTACCCATACGAGAAGACGTCGTCAATCGTTCGCAAGAATGCACGCCTTGGTCAATCGATTACTGGAATTCTTCAGTCGACGCCGGAGCAAATCTCTTGGCTTGATAGTGCATACAAGAATCTTCGCGACTACGACATTGCTTACTCAAAAGAAAACGGGCTCCCCGTATCAGTGCGCTTGACTACAGTGCAGCCATCTGGAACGTTGTCTCTTCTTCCTGGAGTTACACCGGGTGTTCACCCTGCGTATGCGCGCTACTACATTCGCCGCGTTCGCTTTGGTGCAGCCGACCCACTTGTTGATGCATGCCGCAAGCGTGGATACAAGGTGACCTGGGATATTGGAATTGACGGCCGCGAAGACCACACTCGCTATGTTGTCGAATTCCCATGTCAGTCACCAGAAGGTTCAGTCCTTGCTGCGGAAATGACAGCCATTGAGCAGCTTGAATGGGTTAAGAAGATGCAAACAGAATGGGCTGACAATGCTGTTTCTGTAACTGTGTACTATCGCAAGGAAGAGTTGTCATTGATTAAGGAATGGCTTAGCTCTAACTACGACACGGGCGTCAAGTCGGTTTCTTTCCTTCTTCACACAGACCACAACTTCCCGCTTCCTCCATACGAGGAAATCGACGAAGACATGTACAAGAAGTTGCTTGGAAAGGTTGACTTCTCTGTTCAGCTGTCTCCGGACATCTTCAAGGACGCACTTGACCTTGACGACTGCTCTACGGGTGCCTGCCCTGTAAAATAGGTGCAAATGCAAAGCCCGGAGGTATCCACCAAATGCCTCCGGGCTTTTGCTATGTTCAAAGACATGCGTACAACAGCAGATATTGCAGCAATAGTCACAATCATCCTTATGGCAGCCATGATTAGGCGCAAGGACTCACTTCTCAACGCTCAGCGTCGAGCCAATGCAATGCTTATGAAGTCGAATGGGCGTCTTATGAAAGAGCTTGACGACGCACTGTCAGAGCGCTAACGCAGGCGCGCGTTGCACTTAGTGCATCGTTCAGACCACGGGTAAGACTTGCGGAACTGAATTGGGTGAGGGCAGTCAATCTCATAGCTTGCGGCCTCATTACATACGCGCCTTACGAACTCAGCCATAGACACACCCTGTCTTTCGGCCGCGAGCTTCCAGCGCTCTTGGTCATGTTCTGTGGCGCGAACGATTACCTGCTTCATGGCCGGTTCACCTGGTGTAGAGCCTGTATTCGCCTTGCGGGTTGGCTCCAGTGTTTCGGCAACCTTGTCCATAGCGGCTTCGATGTTGTCAATTGGCTCTTCGTTACTCATTGCTGTCACCCAAATCAATTATTTCCGCGTCGACTATGTCTAGCTCGCGTACGTCTTTCTCTGTATCAGACAGTATTGCATTAACTGTCTCCATAGGCAGAACTCCTGAGCGGCCCATAATCTCAAGCAATTGGCGTGCTTCGTTCTCGGGTGAGAATGTTGACAGCTCAACCGAGTCTCCCTTAGCGCCGGACAGCGTTGCACGCACGGGTGTACCTTGAGCTGCCGCAATATCAAGCTGGACATTGATGTTGTTTTGCTCCATACCGAGGAGCTTTGCTCTTCTATCCATAATGGAGAGAACCTGCTGGATGGCCTTCATATCCGGCTCTACGCTTATCTCAGAGCCATCATCGGTAGTAATGCGTCTGTGCTGCGTCATTGGCCATATCGACTGCTGTAGGGCGTCCAGACGCTCTAGCTCGAGTCTTAGGACCTCCGGGTAAGCCAGAAGAGCTTCCCGGTTCATTTTCTCTAACTGACGCCTAATGGAGGCATTGACAGAGCTTGATGTCATGTTGAAGCGTCTGGCTATTTCATTGATAGCCACGCCAGCCTGCCGCATCTTGAAAATGCGTAAGTCTCTTTCGGCTAAAAACTCTCTAGATAATGAGTTGTTGTTTGCCATTTATTAGTCGACTTTCATGAATTCAAGGACCTCAAAGGGGAAGAGGCTCCCTCGTTTCATTTTAGTCGGCCATTCGCGTATGTCACGAGCACCTCGGAAATGGCGCACCTCATACACAAAGCCCTCAGTTGCTGTCGGGTCTGGCTGCAGAGCCAAGCCGAACTCAGGCCAGCGAGACCAGACGGATGAACCAAATGGACGCAGGTCACGCGAACCAACCGAGCCAAGCGGCGCATGGTGCTCAAGCCATAGGGCGCATCCATAAACGTCACGAATCTGGTCCAGATACCTGGCTACCTCGATTGCCAGTGCTTCTGACGTGCGGGTGCCTGAGTCAATAAAGGACTTATATAGGGGCCCCATACAGATGAGCTGAGGACGGACGCGGTCAATATGAGATTCAAGCAGCGCGCGGTCCTTTGCGCTGCAGAGGTCAAGACCATCTGGCTTTATCAAGAGGTGGGCATCAACGTCATCTGTAAAGCCCCTAGCGATTGCAGCACTCATAATCTTGCCGGACGTGCGCTTGATAATGCGCTCCGGGTTTTCAAGGTCAACCGTGAGGGTACGCACCTGCGGCATCCGCTGATAGGTGAACGGGTGAATACCGGCCGCGCAACAAATTGCAATCTGACGAGCAAGCATTGTTTTACCAACGCCTTCTGCAGCAACAACAATTACGCGCTCCTGCTTCTCAAGAACGCCGGGTATAACCCACTCATAGCTCTCTTCAGTTGCCTCGCGAAGAAACTCTTCCCACTTGACCAGTCGACCATCGTCAACAACGGCGCTGCCGTCTGCCGGGTTGTTTGTCAGAATCGAAGTAAGACGAGTAAAAACCTGCGCATCAGATAGCTGTTCATCGTCGAACACATCAAACATCTTGTCGCGAACTGTCTTGACGTAGTCGCTTGCAAGGTCTGGAACGATTGCATTGCCCTCGTCGTCAAGCTCAAGAAGCTCGTCGATTGAAAGGCCAGCCTGCAGGTGGTCAGAGATGTCTTTGTGCTCTCCGCTAACCCACATGTTTACATTGCATCCAGCGGCACGGAGCTTTGATGCAACATCAAGCGCGTGAAGAATGCCTGGCTTATCGTTGTCGGCAATTACTTCGACATAAGCACCTGCAAGGTGACGGGTGTGTTCGCCATCCCACACACCTGCACCACCGGTTGTGGTTGTTGCCACAATTCCTTTTTTGATGAGTGTGTCCGCGTCTTTTTCGCCTTCAACAATCCAGATTGGCTGCCCATCTGCAACGCCCTTAATAACTGCTGGAAGGTTGTAAAGAACCTTGCGGGTTCCATCGAGGTCATAGAGGTAGGAACCCTTTTTATCGGGGTCCGGCCGACGCTGCCTAAACGTCTTTTTGCCATCTTCGTTGACATAGCGAAGCTTTTCAAACAGAAGCACGCCATCTTCGTCTACATACGGGTATGCCTTAACGAGCTTGTTCTTTTTGGCGGGTGCTTTGGTTTGCGATTCGGGTGGATAAAGGTCTTTGACTTTCATGTCAAGTGCTTCACATATTTGGTTTACGTTGCATGGTGAACCAAAGTGACAAGAAAGAAGAACACGACCATCATCGCCTTCCCTGATTGAAAGCGAAGGGTTTTCGTCTCCGTTGCGGCACGGGCAGCTTGCATGCCAATTAGCGCCAGCTTTTTTAACATTAGAGAGCTTGTTGAGTACGACCTCTACTGGGCGTTCAGTCATCGTTTAATCCTATTCACGGCCGGGTCAGTATATCCAGGTACCTTCACAACAATTCCTAGTTCTTTACGCAATGCAACTCGGTGGCTTTCTGTTAAGCCTCCCCATATGCCATACATCTCGTGACGCACACCGTAATCAGCGCATTCGATTCGCACCAAGCATGAATTGCAGGTATCGATGGCTTTGCGCATTTCTTTCGTTATGCCCTTTGTCCTCGGGTCTGGAAAGAAAAATGATGTCGACATATCAACGCATGCGCCTCCACTTGGTGGAGTGACTATCTCTGTATCCATTTTCCTCCCGGTTAACAGGTGGAAGGATAGACGACTAGAAGCGCCTAGTCAACACCCGCCATGCATACTTCATGCGCACAGACAGTGGTGGTTTTTTGTCAGCAATAGTCGAAACAATTACTTGGTTCCATTCAGCAGACACTTCATACATCTGACGAACCATCATGTCCCAGTACGGGGAGTTGCGAGCTTTGAGCCATGCATGCTCGTCGAATACTCCATAGTTTTCGTAAAGAAGTGTTTCAACATCGGTCTTGCTGCCAACTATTTCAAGAGACCATCCGGTTTGTGCTTCTATTGCGCACATCATTGCATACATGCCGCTCTGGCCATACGAGTTGTTAACAAATTCGCTGATGTCATTCATCATGTCAAAGACAGTGCTTGAATGCGCGGGTATTTCAGCAATTGATGGTTTTGCAGCCAGAAGTTGCTCTAACAGCGTTTCGTCGCTGTTTTCAATTAAAAAATCATCATCTCCGTAAACGAAATCGTCGTCACCGTCAAATGGAAATGAATCGCCGCTCATCACCTTAACGATAGCACAAGCCCGTATGCCTGCAGTTTGGTGCGCGTTGCATGCGAGGTGTCGTCCATGCTTGCTGCCGCACGCTCTTGTGGAGTTGATTCGCGATAGTGGTCTAGGTATTCACCAATTGCATTGACTAGAGACCATCCGTTATGTCCAAATTTTGCAGCATTCTTTTCATTCATATAGATGCTTCTAATGACTTCAACTATTCCTTCACGTCGGCGGCGCTGCCGCTCTGTTTCGGTTGGGCGTTCTGGATAAAGCGTTCCAAGAACTCTGTCGATGCGGCCGGTAGAAGGTGAAGTGTTGATACGCAACAAATCTTCAGCCTGTTTAGTAAAAGCTTCGGACCATGCGGTTGAAAGATTCAAAACAGTACGAGCATCATCCATTGCAAAGTCAACATTGCGGGTATGCCGTGCCGTGAATACGCGCTGAGCTTGCTGGAGCCCAAGCACAACAGTGTTGTTGCAGACGGCACGAATATCGGTATTTGCGTAACGGATTGGCCAGACGCCATCGTGTCCTGTCGATACAACTAGATAGCGACCAATTCTGTCATTGGTACCGGCCGGGTCAATTACGATTGCCCCAAGGTCAATAGTCGAAAAGAATCGAGCGCCATTTCTCAACACTCCGCACGTATCGATTACCGCGTCTC